ATACTTGTCGTGCTTTCATGTGTTCTTCTCCTTGAGTTTGGCTTCGGTTAAATCAAAAATACTGCCCTCTGATCTCAAAATCGTATCTCGCTCATCTTCCGTTAGCCCTACCCACACACGTTTTGGTTTAATAAGTTCTTCCTTTGCAAAAGTCATGGCTTGCCCCAGCTTCTTGACAAGTACATCTTCGATCAATGGCACTATGATCTCTTGCAGATATTCACGCAACGCATCTTCTTGTTTTGGTGTCATGTGTTGCGCTCCTTGAGTTTGCGCTCGACCGCGGCACCGTAAAACACCCAATCAGCACTCATGCAACCGCACTCAACAGCAATATCGGTATGTTCTTGCTCAGTCAGCCCAACCCATGTGCGATCTGTCGCCTCGATCTCTTGCCCAAGCCTCTGCACTTCGCTCATGGCGCGTTCTGCCAAGGCCTTCTCTGCTATCAGTTTGGCAAAGGCTTCCAGGTGATGCACAAATCTTGCTCTGTCTTTGCCCAGGCCATACAACTCCATGCCTGAGTCACGGGCCATCTCAATAATTTCTCGTGTCATTTGTCGGCCTCCAGTGCCCAGTGCAGCAGCGCCAGTGCGTCTGCTTCGTTGTCGTCAGTTACCGGGTGGCCAAGTAGTTGCATGGCTGCAACCATGGCTTGCTTGTCGGCGTTGCCCCGGCCAGTCGCGTGCTTCTTGATCGTGCCCACCGGCACGCCCTGGTAGGGAATGTTGTTTTGCTCGCACCAAGAGGTGAGGGTGGCCAGCAGTCCACCGTAGACATGCGCTGAGTCGGTGCTGGCGTGTCTGCGCACCTCTTCAAAGTAGATCGCGCTGATCTCTGGGCCAACGCTGCCGTAGATCTCAGCCAGCCACTTCTTGAAGCGCAGGTAGCGCATGCCGCCACCCTCGTAGCGGCCAGGCTTAAAGCTCGACCAACCATGCACGATGGTGCCGTCAGCCGCCTGGCAGGCCCAGCCGGTGGTGGTGCCCAAGTCCAGGGCCAGAACAACCGCGGTCATAGCTGGCCAGCCTCGCGCAGCGCCTGCACAAATGCCTCGACATCAGGGCAGGGCAGGTCACGCCAGCAGGCAGCGTCCCCGGTCATGAAGAGCGCCTCGGTGATCACGTCATCGGGCAAGCGCTGGCCTTCCTTGGCCTTGTCCAGTATCTGGGTGGCTTCCTGGTGTGTCATGGCTGGCGCACCCCAGACAAGAATCGCTGCAGCCGGGGCTGAAGCTCACCATATTTGGGCATGAGCTGGTCGCGCACGCACTGGTCAATCAGGGATGAAACGCTGCGCCGCTGGTCGGCAGCCGCAGTGTCCAGCAGCGCCCTGGTGGCAGGGTGCAGCCGCATCAGGAAGGGTTTGAGTTTGGGTGTGTCCATCATCCAAGTGTATATCACCTAGATATTGCACAGGCCACCCAAGTCACTGATTTAGCGCTGGATTAGGGTAAATCCCTAGAAAATACCGCCTTTTGGGGGTTGTACAGCGATATACAAACCGTGCTACAGTACACCCATGTTCAACGCACAGATGACGTGCAAGGAGTTGCAAACATGACCACCACCATCATCACCAACACCGGCAAAACAGAAGCTGGCAAGTATTTCGAGGTTGACTGCGGCAAGACCTCTGCCCATGTTTACATCAGCAATGCTGGCTACATCAATGTGTGCTGCAAAAACGCATCGCACAAGGCATGGAAAGCCAGTGGCCGTTACTTCCGCACATTTGGCGAAGCCTTGGACGGCTATAAGTCTGCAGAGATGAAGGCCATCATCAGCGCTGTGATGGAGGCCTGATCATGACACCCCACACCGGCAAATTCGTCGCCTACTACCGCGTTTCAACCGACCGCCAAGGCCAGTCAGGCCTCGGCCTTGATGCCCAGCGCGAGCGCATCATGACCTACCTCAATGGTGGCAGTTGGTCTCTGATCGGTGAGTTCACCGAGGTCGAGTCGGGCCGCATGAACGATCGCCCGGCGCTGGAGGATGCGGTCAAGCTGTGCAAGCGCGAGAAGGCCACCCTGGTGGTGGCCACCCTCGACCGTCTGACCCGTGATCTGGCGTTCGGCGCGACCCTTTTGAACGACACCAAGGTGCGCTTTGTCTGCGCCGACTTCCCCGAGGCCAGCCGCGAGATGCTGCAGATGCGCATGGTGTTTGCCGAGTGGGAGGCACGCAAGATCGGTGAGCGCACCAAGCTGGCGCTGGCCGAGCTCAAGAAGAAGGGCAAGAAGCTGGGCTCACCCACCCCCAAGATCGGTTCGGCTGCCGGGGTCAAGGTGGTCAAGGCCAAGGCCGACAAGTACGCCGACAGGGTGGGCCCCATCGTGCGCGACATCATCCGCAGGTCGGGTGCCGACACCATGCGCGACATCGCCGCCGCCTTGGAAGCCCGTGGCGTGGCCACCCCGCGTGGCAACACCAACTGGGGCCCGACTCAGGTTTCCAACCTCCTGAAGCGCATCAAATGACCGCCTGCACCCTGCACGCCGCCGCCAGTCGGGTCACCCTGACCGGCTGGTTGAGTGTGTCCACAATGCCACACATCGAGGAGATGTTTGTGTCTGACCCGTTGTTCAACTGGGAGCAGCTATTCCCAGAAGATGCCACCAAGCTGGGCGAGTACCTGCAGGAGATCGGCCACCGCCCGGTGTGCCGCCTGGACATCAGGATCACCAGCCTGGAAGAGCTCAAGAAGGCCGCCGTGCTCATCAGCGAGCTCAACAAGACGCTGCAGGTGCTGGCCTATGCCGACGACCGGCATGAAGCTCTGCGGGTGATCCTGGCCCGTGGTGCAATGCAACAAGCACGCATCGGATTGAAGTTTTTGCGCACCAAGAAGTTCTTGGCTGGGCAGAAAAAGGACACTACCCGTAGTGTGCCCTGGCCAATACAGGTTGGGGATTTGGACAGGCCTTGGAAGGGGCCGAAAGCAGATTGATTTACAAGGAGAAAATCGTGAAGCCTTTTTTTAAAACCGAGGTCAATGCGCATAATGTATATAGCGTCAGTAGAAGCCATAGGCACTACCTATGGTGTTCCGCTGCGCCAGCACGGCGACAGCGTGACAGCGTTGCTGCAGTGCAGCGCCTCTGCAATGGAGGTGCAGTATGAGCTACGAAGTAGAAAAAGACTGGATTACTCAGGCTGGTCTGCGGGCCGTCGTCATCATGGGTGACTTGGGTCACCGCTGTGGCTACGTTGGCATCCCTGCTGAGCATCCGCTGCATGGCGTGGAATACAGCGAGAAGTCGCCGCACCTCAAACTCAACCCCGAGCGATCCACCGAGAAGATGAGCCCCATACAGATTCTGTGCGGGGCAGGCAAAGACTTCGACGACCTCAACTCGCCCGAGTATGTCTTTGAGGTGCATGGTGGCCTGACATTCTCAGGCGGCAATGGCAAGTACCCGGTCGAGTCAGACCTTTGGTGGTTTGGTTATGACTGCGGCCATTCCGGTGATGCACCTGCGCCTGGATCGCGCATGGCCGAGTACGGCATCTATGAGGGCGATGTGCATCGCACGCTTGAATACTGCAAAGCCGAGTGCGAGTCGCTGGCCAAGCAAATAGCGGCCGTCATCGCCAATTCCACTGGCGACACTACATCTAGCGTCTAATCAAAAACACACCTTTGGGAATTAGAACCATGCAGATCAATCACTTAGAGCGAACATCTCAGACGATACCAGAACATCGTACTGTAATTGCGCATAATTTGTATAGTGTCAGTAGACACCGGCAACACTACCTGCAGTGTTTGCCTGAGCCAGAGGAGACCCTCGGAGAGAGGGTTGCTGCAGCCGCAGCATTTCTGGTGTGCATCGCCCTGTTGATCATCATCACGGGGTGACGCATGACTGTCAAGACCACCACCCCACCGAAGACCCTGCTGGAGGGCGCTGAGTACACAAGCGCCGCGGCCACTGACATTGAGCGCACCTGGCGCAAACACGGCTGGCTGCCCAAAGAGGAGCGCGAGGCCGAGCTCAAGGCCCAGCAGACGGTCAAACGCATGAAAACCAAGGAGCGCAATGATGCTGGCTCCTAACCTGGCCGCTGGCCGCGACATGCGCGAGCGCCAGCTCGACATCTTTGAGCAGCGAGATCACCAGTTCCTGGAGCGCTGCCGGGCACTAGCTGTGCTCATCTGCCGCCAGCAGGGGCAGGTCTCAATCAACGACATCAGGCAGTTCATCGAGGTGCCGCCGGGTGTCCACCCATCTGTCCTGGGCGCGGTCTTCCGCACCAAGCAGTTCAAACGGGTTGGCTTCATCGAGGCCGCCCACCCAGAAGCTCACGCCCGAGTGGTGCGTGTGTATTCCCTCGCCACCAACAAGGAGTAAAAAAATGGCTGGAAAATTAACCGACGACAAAGAGATGAGCGCCAGCCGCCTGCCTGGCCTGATGGGGTTCAGCAAGTACAGCAGCCCCAACGATGAGCTGCAGTTCTCGATCAACGCCATCGACGGCAAGGAGCGCCCCGACATTGGCAACGAAGCCATGGGCTGGGGCAACACGCTGGAGCCGGTGATCCTGACCGAGGCTGCCAAGCGGCTGGGCATCGAGCAGTTCGACACCCAGATCGGTCAGGCCTACACGCACCGCAGCTTCGCGCTGTCGTGCAGCCTGGACGGGGTTGGGTATGGCATTGGCCAGGAGATCTTCACCGACCCGGACAAGGGCCTGTATGTGGTTGGCCAGGACTCCATCGTGCTTGCTGGCCCCGGCGTGCTGGAGGCCAAGCTCACCAAGTCCATGCCCGAGGAGACCCCACACCTGGCCCGTGGCCCCATCCAACTGCAAGGCCAGATGCTGGTCACCGGCCACAGGTGGGGCGCGGTCTGCGTGCTTTACCAGGGCATCGAGCTGCGGGTGTTTCTGTTTGCACCCCACCATGACACCCAGAAGGAGATCGTCAAGGCGGTGCTGACCTTTGAGCACAAGCTGCAGGCCTACCGGGAGAGCGGGGCCATCGACTGGTATCCACCCGCGAGCAGCAAGGAGCTGGATCGGATCTACCCCATGGTGGCCACCAAGGAAGAGGTCGAGCTCGATGTCAGCGTGGCCGACCTGGCCGCCGGCATTGTGGCCAACAAGGCCGCGATCAGGGCAGCCGAGGCCAGCATCGAGAGCGCAGAGAAGCTGATCAAGACGCAGTTGGGCCAGGCCGAGCGGGGCAGGGCAGGGCAGTACCTCATCAACTGGCCCATGCGCAACTACAAAGCCCAAGCGGAGCGTTTGATCCCTGCCAAGGAACCCTACTCTGTGCGCCAGAGCACGCTGTCGATCAAGGAGCTGCAGCCATGAACCTTCCCGACAAGCCTGCCATCAGGCATGCCTATGAGCAGGCCGTTGTGGCCCTGCTAAACGCAACAAACGCAACCGAGGAAGATGCCGAGGTCTTCGTTGACGCGATGGCCGACCTCATCTTCACCACCATGCAAACCTACCTATCCGAGAAAGACATCAATGCAATTGACCACCACTAATCGGGGCTTTGCCCCAGCCACCCTCACTGAGGCCATTCAGTTCAGCGACATGCTGGCGAGCTCCAGCATGGTGCCCAAGGCCTACCAGGGAAAGCCCCAGGACATCCTGGTGGCCGTTCATTGGGGTATGGAGTTGGGCCTGGCACCCATGCAAGCCCTGCAAAACATCGCTGTGATTAACGGCAAGCCCAGCGTCTATGGCGATGCCATGATGGCCTTGGTGCAGGCCAGCCCGGTCTGCGAGGATATCGAGGAGTACTTTGAGGGTGAGGGCACACCCAACCCTGTGGCAGTGTGCGTGGCCAAGCGCAAAGGGCGCAAGCCGGTGACCGTCAAATTTAGCGTTGAGGATGCCAAGCGAGCTGGCCTATGGAATAAGGCAGGGCCGTGGTCGGCATATCCCAAGCGCATGATGCAGATGCGAGCTCGCGGGTTTGCTTTGCGCGATGCCTTCTCAGATGTTTTGAAAGGCTTTGTGATTATTGAAGAAGCGCTGGACGAAACACCACTGCATGAAGACGAAAACTTTGGGCATGTCAAAGAAAGAAGTCCAAAGCCACGCAACCCTCTGGAC